ACGGTGCCGCCGGGGATGGGGTAGCGTTTGCATTGGCCCCCGCGCCGGTTACGGGCTTTGCAGCGCCTACGCGGCGGCTTCTCCTGCTGCGTCATTCTCCCTCTCCATCTCTGCCACTGCCTCCTGTAGATCTATAGATACGTCTACGTCGCCGAGGCGCTTAGCGGCTTTTTTCCGGTCACCCTTCACGAACACAAGGATTTCCTGGTGCGTGCGGGCTAGCACACGGGTTTGTTTGAATTGGCGGGGTGAGCGGAGCGCGGCCGTACCAACCGCCGTTAGCAGTATCGCGTCCTGCGTGTAGGTTAGCCCGGCGGCCTCTGCAGCGTTCAGCATGCACCGGTGCATTGATAGCAGCTCACCTTGCTTGTTGCGGACGTTGCCGACGATGAAAACGGCGAACCGGTCTTGCCGGAGTACGCGGGCCACCTCACGCATGGTTTTCACCATTGATGCATCAAACTCTGCGGGTGACATGGTAGAAAGGTCGTCCGCTAGATCGCTGTATACCTCTAGATCGTAGTAGGGTGGGCACCCTATAACCATGTCGGCCGAACCGGCCGCGCGGGCCGCTAGCGTCTTCCGTGAGTCACCCACAACATAGGTAGGGTCGCCCGCCCACCCGTCATAGTTGCCGCGTGATTCTTCCACCTGGGCGCGGTTCTCGTCTACCTGCTCCTGCCGCAGCTCATGCCCCGTGTAGTGGCGGCCCATTGCTGAGGCTACGATGCCGCGCACTGATCCACCGGCCCAGGGGTCGGTGATTTCGTCGCCTTCGCGGGAGAACCAGCGGTAGAGGATTTCGCATAGTGCGGCGTCAAAGGTTGATGTGCCGCCGTCTACTTCGTTTAGTTTTTCGGCGAACTCGCTATCTAGGATTTCCTGGGTGGTGAGTTTCTTACCGATGGCCTTCTCGGCGAGGTTTTTTACCTCCATGAAGTTTGTGTACCGGTAGTGCGGGGCGTCGCTTAGAAGGCCCTCCGAGCGGCCCGCGACGGATTCTATGCCGCTGGCTGCCCACGCCTTTTTACGGGCCTGCCATGCCCCGCCGCGCGCCGATAGGGTGGTGAAGGGGGGGGTACCGAACTGTTCTTCAAGGCTGCCGCCCTCCGTGTCTTTCTCCGGCTCTATCTCTTCGGCGATTTCTTCTAGATCGGCCCGCAGCTCGTCCAAATCATCCAGGTCATACCCGGTACCTACCAGGTCATCCAGATCATCTAGCATGTCAAGGAGCGCCTGCGCGTCGTATTCTGCGAGGTCGCTTGTGCGGTTATCGGCTAGGGCGATGCGTTTAGCCTCGCTATCGGTGATGTCTAGGACGATAGCGGGGATGGTTTCTAGCCCGATCTTCTGCGCGGCCTGTACCCGGTGGTTACCGGCTATAACCTCCATCTCACGGCCGGTGTGCGTGCCCCGGTTGATGATGACCGGCTGGTAAACGCCGTTGGTCTCCATTGATTCGGCTACGGCGTCGATGTTGCCTCGGCGCGGGTTGCCCGCTAAAAGCGCAATGTTTTTGAGCGGGATTTCCTGGATTTTGAGTTTGTGCGTGCGCATGCTGCCTCTCCGGTAGGGTCTCGGTATGCGGGTGCTGGTTTGTGTCTTGGTCTGCGTTGGGTTTGGCGGGCGTGGTGGCGCTCGATCGCCCGCGTGATGTCCCGGTCGGTGAGGGCGCGTATCTCGGCGTCGTCGCTGGTGTCGCGCACCTGGAATGCCCGGAGGATGTCGAATAGTGTTGTGTCGCTCATGGTCTTTAAATTGGTTTGGCCCCGCACACGTGTTGTGTGCGGGGCCTGTTTTGGTATAAAAAATGCCCGGGTGATCCCGGGTTAGTGTGCGCCTTCGGTACCCGTGCCTAGGGTACAGTTGTGCCTGCTAGGGACATGATAGCAGTTTTTGTTTCGCTGTTCAAATTCTCTAGCCCGGTGAGGCCGTGCGCGGCGTGCCCGCACCCGTCGGCACCGCAGGCGATGGTGAGGCGCGGCCCGTCCAGTGTGATAGTGAGCGCCGGGGTAACGACCCGCTCACCCTCACTGTTGTGCCTATACACCTGCTCCGCCCCACACATTGGGCACACGCCCTCTAGCGGCACTTTGATGTGGTTGAGTGCCCGTATCCGGTCGCACCATTCCAGGGCCTCGGCTAGGGCATGCAGCCCGGGCGTGTTGGATGCCCAGTATTTCACCCGTGTTTTCCTGTCGGCCGCCCGCATATGGTGTGAGCATACCCGGTTCACCTCGGCGTCGATGTCCTGCTCTATCTGCGCGGCGTCTAGGTTGATGGGTGATGATGCGCCGCCGCCGCCTGCGCCGCCCCACCGGCGGGCTGTTTTCGCGTCTGCTAGCTGGTCTAGCAGCGGCATTTCGGTGATCCGCTCCCCGCCGGGTAGTGTGGTGGGTGCGCCGTCGCATAGTGCGCGTATTGCTTGAGTGAGTGTTTTCATGAGCTGTTTCCCTTGCTGAGTGATAGGGAAGCCCCCGGGGATGCTCCCCGGGGTCTACTGTTATTTGCTATTTGGTTACCGGTTCGTCTAGCCCGGCCATGACTATCGCGTTTTCATAGGCATGCAGCCAGTTCTTTGCGCGTTCTATATCTTTTTTCGCCCTGCGCATCCCAGCCTTATTGATTTTTATATTTAGCTTCGATTGGCGCTTGGATTTCTTCGCTTCCTCTAGGATGTATTGCGCCCCTAGGTATTCGCGGATCAAATCGGGGCACGGGTAGTCGTCTGGGTTCGCGTCTAGGGTTAGCATTCTGTTTCTCCCTTTGTTGAGGTGGTTTCCCATATTTCGTTTGAGTTAAGCCGGTGCTCCCGGCCCATCCTGTCATGCACCACGACCAGCCGCCCACAGTGCAGGCACGAGACGACCAGGCCCCGCCGCGTCGCGTAGTGAAACTGTGGCATGTGCAGCGTGTCCGGTAGAAGCTCGTCTACTCTCGGCCACATGCTGAGCTGCGGTGTGAGCGCCCCGGGGTAGGGGATGATGCTCCGCCGCTGCGGCGTAAATAGTTTCCGTGTCATGCGTTCACCGCCTGCCCTAGCCGCTCCCGGCGGCGCGCAATGAAATAGTTCAAACCGTAGGCTTCGGCCGCCTGCTCGCCCGCCAAGGCCACCTTTTTAGGCTTCGGCCCGGTCTTAGCACGCAGCCCCTTCTTTTTCCGCAGATACCTTTCGCGGGAGTATTTCGCGGCGCTTTTGCGTTTGCTACAGTTGAGGCACCCGGCCTGGTATTGGCCGTGAGGGCACCCGCAGCCTATGCACCTACCCCCGTTCTGTGGCTTCCTCATTTCTGATTCACCAGCTCCCAGATGGTTTTTTGGTCTTCATCACCTATTTTTTGCGCCCAGCATTCCAGCATTTTCGCTCGACTATGGAGGCGGAGAACGTAGCTAGCGCCTGCGATGAAAGCTTTTTCTTTGCTACCTTCTTCCTTCTCGTGCAATTCATGGATGAAGCTTTTACTGCTTCCCCACAGGACTATTGATAGGACTGAGTTCACCGCTAATGCGTGAACGCTTGAATGGTTGCTTAGTTTTTCCTGTAGAGTTTCCGATTTAGAAACTGCGCCCCAGTATGGGAGTTCCTGGGGTGCACCATTGACTAGCTGGTTAGCGTACCGGCGTAGGCAGTCGGCGGCTTTCAGGAAGTCTTCGCCGCCGTTCTTACGGGGTGCGCGCCACACATATTTGAGGGCCGACCCGAGCCAGAACGGCAGGGGGGTTACGATCATGTCCGGGCTAATGCCGTGGATGGGGGCGTAGTGCCCGCCTTTGAGCTGAGGATTTTGTAATTTCATTGTGCTGTCCCCCTATGTTGGGTTTAATTTAGTGTTTCCTTTTGTGTCCCCCGGCCGGGTTTTTAGCCCAGCCGGGGTTCTTTTTATTTAGTGGCTAGATCGCGTTTTCTTCTACGATGCGCCAGAAGTCGGGTTCTTCAACTTTGAGCATGTACCCGTCTTCGTAGCCGCAGAGCACCTTATCGGCGATAGCGTCGATATTGTATGCGGCGTAGGCGTCTTGTACGTCGCCTGCTTCGATTGGCTCTACGATTTCGCGGGTTACTGCTTCGCTGCGGGTTGAATAGGTGCGTGCCATTTCAAGGCTCCTTAGGTTGTTGTTTCCCCCGGTGGTTCCGGTTCGGTGGGCTGTTTGCCCTACAACTAATACTATACGTAGCGTATAGTTTACGTGCAAGCCGAAACGGAGTGAACTCCATCACCAACCCTGGGTAGCTCCCACACCGGCGTACACACCCGCAAATGATAATCCAAAGCCGCCCTAGCCGTACCCTCACTCACACGCCAAAGATACTGCTCTGACTGACAGCGAGGGCATATGAGCGTCAGCCCCTCCCGATTTAGATAAGATTCAACCACGCGGGTAGGGCCACTAGCGACAACCTCAATCATCGGCGCACACCCCCCGCGTTGCGCGTGTACTCATGCGTCAGCCCGTGCTCACGCGCTTTCTCCCACGTCTCATAGAGCGGGAGCGTGTAGCGGCAACCATCGTCCCAATGGCACACACTGCATTTCCACACCCAACCCTCTTGCGCAATGGGCACAACCCGCGTGCTGTGGCTAGTCATTCGCCGCCACCCCCTCAGAGGCTTTATCATATTCCGCTTCAAGAGCTAGGATGATGCACTTTGAGTCATGCTGCAGGGCAGCCTTGGACGGCCGGTAATTGCCCACATCGAAGGTGTGCCCGGTGTCGGGGATCATGTCTAGCATGGTGCGGATGTTTTTCTCTAAATCATCTAGCAGTGTAGTGAAATTACTCATTGTTATCTCCCTGTTTCTTTCTATGCGGCTAGCGTCAGTACCGGCTTTTGCATCATTGCGCGCAGCTTCTCGATCCCTTGCGCGGTTACCCGTATCTGCGGTGCGCCGTTCACCCGCTCACCGGTGATGTCGGTGTAGTGTGTAGCGCGGGTAGCTAGCAGGCCCCGGTCAATCGCCTGCTGGTACGGGTGGCGGCGGCCGGAGCGCCGGAAAACCCACCCGCATTCTTCGAGGTAAGCGAAGAGCCGCGTCTGCCCCGTGGGTACCCCGGCGCGGGAGAGAAGCTTAGCGGCCTCCCCCACGCTGTAATCGCCATCAGCCCCCAGGAAGCCGTCGTATGCGCCTACTTTCGGCGCCTGCTCTTCGACTTTAGCGGTGAGCGCGAGCTTTTCTTTTTCGGAGGCTACTAGCGCCTCTAGCGCCTCAAGGTAGTTGCCTGGTAGGGCGGGCACCCCGTAGGCACCGGTCTTGCGGATGGCCGGTAGCACCTGCTCTGTCACCCACGCCTCGAATGGTTCGGCCGCCGGGCTGTTAGACCGCAACACTACGCGGTAAAGGTTCGGTTCGTTGATGATCGTGACCGGCTGGGAACCGCCTCGGGTGGGGGTGTGAGTTTTACTCACCCCCTTCTGGGTGAGGCGTTCGGCTACCCGGGCGGGGGTGGTTAGGTCTAGCAGCTCGCATATATCCCGCAGCACAAACCACGGCTCACCGTCGATCATGAAAACCCGAATGGGTTCGCTGTTGAATTTGTATATTTCCGGTTTCATTGTTTCCCCTTGATTTGCGCGTAGTTTTCCGCGTCGATTTCTTCCACGGTTTCGATTATTTTTTTAAGGGCATTTTTTGCGGCGTCCACGCCCTCATTTATTCCGTCGATTACCGGTTCACTGAATGCCCATTGCGATTTTTCTTGCGCATACGATATTTCTTCATCCAGTATTTCTTTTGATTTCTCTAATTCGATTAGGGCGTTATCCGCATTGCCTTTTAGAGATAGTAGTTTTGATACGTCCACTATTGAATCGTCCTTACTGATCGGGCGTATTATCACCATCACCCCGGGGCGGTCTTTATCCGGTTCGCCGTGGTGCAGGTGCGGCCCGTCCACGTGCGTGTAATCATCATCTTCGAGTAGCCCGGATAGTACGATGCCGTCCACGATTGCCTTAGCCACCGGGTACAAATTCCCTGGGTCGTAGCGGCGGGCCGTGGGTTTGTGAATTATCATGTCGATTTTGGCGAAATAGTTTATGCGTGATTTTGGGATTCCCTCACGGATTTGTTTTACTGTTTCGTCTCGCCATGCCCGCGTGTTTTTTGCCCGCGCCCAGTGTCCGGCCCGGTTTACTTCGTTGCTGGTGAGAAATTTTTTATCACCTAGCGGGATTGTGAATACTATCCCGGGTTCTTGCGCCATTGCTTTCTTTCTTTTGTTTCGCATGTGCCCCGGCGTGAACCGGGGCACATGCTGTTTTGTTTTTAGAACGGCGGTTCGCCCTCTGCTGAGGCGCCCCAGTCGTAATTACCCCCGGCCTGCTGCCCCCACGGGTCGCCGCCCTGGTTCTCGGGTAGCTTCTGGTTCACCGGCCCCTGCTGCGGCGGCCGCTGCTGTTGCTGCTGGTACCCGCCCTGCGGGGCATGCGGGGCCTGTGCCGCGTTGTTCTTCGGCGCGTAGGGGATTACCCCTAGCAGCCGGGCCGTGACCTCCAGGGAGTAGCCGCGCCCCCCGTCCCGGGTCGTATACTCACGGTTCTGCTCCGGCCCCGCCACGATCACGGGGGTGCCTTTCTTGAGCACGCCGCTCAGGTGTTGCGGGTCTAGCCCGTTGCGCGCCCACACGGTGACTTTGCGCCAGGTGGTGCCCACGGGTTCCCATTGCCCGGTCTGCTGATTTTTCCGATTGTGGTTCTCGGCCAGTGAGAAATTCAGTACGGGGTCGCCGCCGCCGGTGAACCGCAATTCGGGTTCGCTTCCGATATTCCCGTGAATGGTTACATCTGCCATCCTGTTTTTTCCTTTCAAAAATGCGCGGCACGGGTGTGATGCGCATTTCTTTTGCGTGTTTTTATTTGCCTGTTGATCCGAATCCGTTTGCGCCGCGCGCCGTATCGGTATCGAATTTTTCGCGGGGCACAGCCTGCAATTCCAGGGGCGCTAGCTCTAGCGGCACTAGCTGCGCGATGCGGTCGCCCTCATGCGCCACATACGGTGTTTTGCTGCGGTTTTCTAGAATTACGCCGATTTCGCCGGTGAATCCCGCATCTACTACCCCGGGGGCGTTTGCTACTGCGATGCCTTTTAGGGCGAGGCCGGAGCGGGAGTGCACCATGCCTACCGTCCCGGCGGGGAATTTCACGGCTACACCGGTGCCGATCAGGGTACGCTCGCCGGGCTGGATTGTCTGTGTGGTGCGTGCGCGCAAATCGTAACCGGCGTCTTCGGGGTGCGCTTTCGTGAGCGGCTTGGCGTTGGGCGCTACTAGCGTGTAGTTGATTTTCATCGTAGGTTTCTCCTAGTCGGCTGAGGTGATGGGGAGGAATAGTACGGCGGCGGCGAGGATGAAGGCGAGTAGCCCGGTGTCGCTTGCGCGGAGGGCTAGGGCACCGAATGATGCGGTTGCTGCCGCCCAGATGATGGCTACCGCGATGGCGGCTATGGCCCATCCTATAGCGATTGTGCGTAGAGCTTTGAGTGATTTTTTCATTGTGTTCTCCTTGGTTTTTGGTGGGTTGCCCCGCCAATAAAAACTATACAGGGTGTATAGCTAATCTTCGAGCCGGGCGGCAGTGATATGCGCTACTCGGGCATAGCCCCCAGCGTCGAAGCGATAGACGCCACGCGGCCACCAGCGGCCCGCACAGCCGATTTCTCAACCGGCGCGGGTAACTGCGCCTCCAACGGCTCAAAACCCCGCGACGCGGCCACAGGCGCCGGTACACGGGCAATAGCGCGGTTATGCGCCCCCGCAATGCGGCCCGCAAGCTCAAGATCACCCGAAGCGACAGCCGCCGCATGAGTCCGCCGCATACGCGGCACACCACGCAACGCCCTATCCACCTCCTGATACATGGCCTCCCACGTCTCCGTGATAAGCCGCAGACTCAGAAAATCACTGCTTTTCGCGCACCGGGTGATAATCTCCCCCGCATAATCGGCGGGAACATCAGCTAGCACCATCGCCCAGGCCGCCGCCATCTCGTCCGTCGGCGTCTTGAGCGTCGGGAAAAGCTGCGCCGCTACCTCTAGCATCTTCCGTGTCTCGTCCGCGTTCATCGGGCACCCCCGGGGGGTAGCGCCGCACCAGCGGGCGGCATGAACGGATCGGGTGCCGCGCCGAAGCCCGGCGTTGAGGTCATGGCCTTTAGCGCCTGCATCATCTCGGATGCCTGCGGCTGCGGGTCTGGCTCGTCTTCCCACGCCCCGGCGTTTAGCCATGTCGCGGGGTACTTCGTAAAGCGGGCGTCCTGGTTTTTCCGCTCTGCGGCGTAGCGTTCGGCCCCGGCGATGATGTCGGCGGGGTTGGCCCCGTTTTTGATCGCGGCCCGCCAGGCGCGTTCTGCGGCCCGTTTATCCCTGCGTTTGGGGAACAGTGCCCAGAACGCTTGAAAATCGCTCTGCTGGGCCGTAGCGGGCTTCTCGTGCCGCTTTTCGGGTGTCACCGCCGGTTGCAGTTCGCTAAGGGGTAGCTCCACGTCCTCGAAATGAGCTTTTTCCGGCGGGTCATTCTCAGCCGCGCTAGCGGCGGCCCCCGCTGTGGCGGCCGTCACCGCAACGGCGGCGTGGGGGGTAGGGGGGAGAGATTCATTTGGTAGGTTAAGTTGGTTGGTTAACTTTGTGTGCAAATTTTGCACCCCTAGGGATGCAGATTTTGCACCCTCCCCCTGCAGATTTTGCACCCCTAGGGATGCAGATTTTGCACCCCCACTATCTAGCGTAAGCACATACCTTGATGTAGTTTGCTTACCTTTCTCATTGAAACGGCTAATAACCTGTATGTAGCCCTTATCCTGTAGCGATTCAATCGCGTAGGCTACCGTCCGCCGTGAACACCCCATATTCTTAGCCAGCGTGCTAAGCGACGGGAAGCAAGAACCGGCCTCGTCCGCATACGAGGCGAGCATAAAAAGCGTAAATTTATCTTTCATTGAAAGACCATCAAGCTTTTGCACCTCAGCAATATGTAAAAAAGACATTTTAAATCCATCTTTTAAAGTGTGATACGCAATACTTTAGGGGTGTGCCCGCATTCACAAACACACCCCGAAAGTGCGATTACCGGCGCATCAACCAACAAGCTCACCCGTGGAAACATCCACCCGATCACCACGGGCAGCCTCCAACTCAGCAAGCCTAAGCTTCAACTCCATAGCCCGGTTCTCAGCCTCAAGCCGCCGCGTCTCCGCGTCCATCACCTCAACCGCAGCCTGCCGCCGCTCAGCAATCGCCGTCAGCTTCTCCGGGCGGCACTCCTCAACCGACGTATCAACCCATGTAGCCAGCTCACGAAGCGCTGTCTTGCGCCACATAGCCTCGGGGTGCTTCTCCCACACCGGAGAGGGCCTATCCGTATTCGGGTTGCCCGAGGCCCGCATAGCCGCCTGGATTCGATCTTTACCCGCCCTAGCGACATTCGAGATGCGGCCATTCTTGAGGCGCGCATAGGCCACAGCGAAAAGCCGCTCACCCCGCTGATCGTCCGGCGCGGGCTGGAATTTCGGTTCTTCATCCACGCCATAGGTGAACGCCCACTTATCGTTAGCGTGCACCACGTAGCACACAATGTCATCCACGCGGCCCGCACGGTAAATCAGCTCAATCAAGCCTTTATACCCCGTCACTGCGTTAATCTGCTTGCCATAGGGCACTAAATAGAACTCGTCCGTGCCCGGTGCCAGGCCCAGGCTAGCCGCCTTCTGAATCGCCGAAATGAACGCCTCGCCGTTGTTCATCGCCGCCTGCATCAGCTTAGGATCAGCCTTCACCGTGGCTAGTACACCGCGCATCCAGTCATCCCCCATATCCCGCATGTGCGAGGGGAGGCTAGAAACCAGCAGCGGCTTCTGTGGCCGCACTAGTGACTGATCGAACTGCCTTAGTAGCTCAAGATTCTTACTCATGTTGCTGTTTCCCCTTTACTTTTAGTGTGTTTTCTTAGGCTTCGTGAATGAAACGTATGGGCGTCCCTGTCCGCGCGCCATGCGCTTAGCGACGACCGACCCGCAGAACGTGCCCGTGCGCGCCATCTCCATATCGCCCGCTACCAGTGTCTTAGCCCGAGCCTCGGCGAGCTTCGCTAGGGCCGATAGGCGGACATGCCGTGCGGCGGCATTAGCGGCCGCCGGGGAAAGCTCCACCGATTCGTCTTCAATCTCCGGGTGAATCGCCCGCATCGTTTCGTAAACATCGAAGTCACCGGCTTCTAGGCGGAAGTCGGGTACCTCTTCGGCGTGCAGGGAATCCATGAAATCGGTGCCCGCCGCAACCAGCTCAGCAATGCGTGCATCATCACGCGGCACGACGTATTCACGGAACTCAAGGCCGCCGAGTAGCACAGCCACATAGGCTGTTTGCACGCCTGTGCACGCCAGCTGAAACTGCACCTGGTCAAAATATCCGGCCGGTATCTCAGCTGTGCCAGCCGCGCCCCAGCCGTCAGACCGGGCCGCCGTCTTAATCTCCAGCAGCCCGATAACGTTAGCGCCGGAGCCGGGGCCGTCCGCTATGATCCTGTCCGGTGTCGCCGCGAAAAAGCTATGCGCTTCCCACCAGCGGCCACCGCACTCACGCACCACCCACTCGGGGTGTTGCGCCTGGAACCAGGCCGCGACCGCAGGCTCTAGGATGTGCCCGCGCTCCAAAACCGCCGGGTTGATAGGCTCCGGCGTGAACGTGCCCGCCATCTCATGCCACAGGGTGAACCGTGACGACCAGGGGGATGTGCCCATGACGGCCGGTATCTTGGACGCCGTGAGAAGCGTCCGCCACTCGGCTGTACCTGGCTGCGGGGCGTTGCGCCGCCCCCTCCGCATCAATGTTGAGCATTTCATCACTTATCGCCTCCCATGCGTCCAATAATCAGTGCGATAGCCACGGCACCGAAAGCGAAGCCCATACCGGCCCCGTTCCCCGCTTCCAGGCCGCCCGCGATACCCGCGTAGAGGCCCACCGCGCATGCGCCGGTAAACACGGCAGCCGCGGCTAAAAAAATCATGTCCTTACTCATGTTGCTGTTTCCCCTTATATGTTTAGAAGGTAAATTCGTCGTCGCGCGCCTCGTCACAGCGGGCGAGCCAGTCTATTTCTGCGCATTCGCCGTAGCATTCGGAGCGTAGGCACCGGCCGCACCAGTGCGGTTGCAGGTTCGGTTCACGCATACTTGGCCACCAAACCGTAATTCTTTTCCATGTACCGGCGTATCTCCGCGCCCTCATAGAAGACCGAGCAGCCGCGAACAATGCCGCCTATTTCAGTGCCGCCTACCCGAACGAAATCAAGGTTTTTGCGGGCCGCCCGCCAGTTGGCTAAAGTGCGGGGAGAAACACATAAAAATTCGGCTGTTTCCTTTGGGGTGTAGAGTCCTTCTAACTCAATGTTTGTTAAACTATTCATAGTTACTCCATTAGATTTGAATAACTAGGCTCAAACGTCGCCGCCCGTCTTTCCTACCGGGCGGCGACACTTTTATGCCCGTACACAACCACTCCGGTTGTGTCGTGCCCGCCGGTGGAATCGAACCACCGGTGCCGCATACATATGCCCCTAGTGCGCGGCCGCAACCATGTGCGGGCTAATCAGTGACGCGGGCGGGATTATCGAACCCAACGGATACTAGGGGGATGGGTTTTCACACGCCCCGCGTCACTCTCTATGCGTTTATCAATCAGCTAGCCCTAACCAGAATTTCCCCCCTGTCACTGGGTGCCCCCTGGCGGCTCTAAAGTCTTTGTTGTTTCTGCAGCTGTCTATGCTGCTTTTGTCTTCTCTCGGGTGGTTACCATGTCGCTAAGCTCTAGCCCGGTTGCCCGGTGTAGTCTCGCTAGGTGCCCGATGCTCGGGCCTCGCCCTACACCATTTCTCCAGTTAGCTAGTGTGTTTACGGATACTCCGAGGAAGTTTGCCAAGTCTGAATTGGTGTCTATTCCCAGGTTTGCTTTAGCCATCCTGAGAACATCGGGGTTCAGAATCTCGATCACTGTTGTTACCTCTGATTCACTTTCGTTCTCCCGTTTCCGGGTGGCTACGTAACCAGCATACACCAAAATTTTTGTAGAAAATGCCAATTTTTTAGCGATTATTCACAAAATTTTGTGAATTTCGCGTGTTTACGGGGTAAAAACGGCCGAAAAAATTTTCATAACCAGTAAAAACTTAAACAGAAGGTGTAAAGTTAATTGCATGAGCCTAGGAAACTACATAAAACAAAAACTTGGACTGTCCGTAACAGCCCTGTCCAGGGAAACAGGGCTAGAGTATAACTCCCTCTACCGCCGCATGCGCGGCGATCAGCCCTTCACCATCGACGACATGGTGGCGATTCACCGCGCAACCGACCTTGACCTGCTAGAAATGCTCAAGGCCAACGGGTCAATCACCCCCGCCGAGGTAGCGGAACTACGGGCCGCACCCGCACCAGACCTAACCCACGCAACAGACAGTGCGCTAGGGGCCGAGGTCTTCCGCCGCCTCACCGAAAAACGCGAGGTAGACCCGTGGGAAACACTCACCGCCGCCTACGCGGCCGTATAGAGGAACAAGAGAACAGCGAGGAGTAACAAAATATGGCGCGCCCACCCCTGCCCATCGGCTCACACGGCCAAATAACAGTGCGAAAGACGAAAGGCGGGGCGTGGGTAGCCCGCGCCACCATGCGGGATGTCACCGGAAAACGCCGCGACATCACCGCACAAGCACCAACCAGAGCCGCAGCACACACCAAACTACAAGCCAAAATCGCGGCAAACACCAGCGGCCCAGCCGCGCCACAAACACTAGGCGACGCTATCGACGCCTGGCGCGACACATACAGTGGAAAGTCTCACAACACCATAAAGCAGCGGGAACAAATGGTGCGGCTACACCTCACCGAATGGAGAGACCTGCAGCTAATCGAATGCACCGTGCCCACGCTAGACCGCATCATAACGGCGGCGGCCAAGCCCAGACGGGTAACCAGCATCAACGGGAAAAGAATTACTATCGGCGGCGTATGGGCCGCTAAAACAGTCCGGACAGTCCTAAACCTCATTATGCAAGAGGCCGTGCGATCAGGAACCATACCGTACAATACGGCGGCCGCTACCCGTGTTCCGCACACCCCACGGAAAAAGGCGCGCGCCCTAGCCCCGGCCGAAGTCAAAGAGATAATCGACATCGTAGATGCCGCCTCAGCACCCAACATCACCGGCTCCGGCCGGGCGCATTTCTGGTTCCCCGACATGGTGCGCGTGCTAGCTGGCACCGGCCTGCGCATCGGTGAATGCGTCGCCCTCAAATGGGCAGACTATGACCGGGCGCAGCGCACCCTGCACGTGCACGCCACCGCAATTATGGTGGGCGGCACCCCGGTATGGCAGGACAAGACCAAGACGGGGACAGAGCGGGTAGTGCACCTGCCGTCATGGTGCGCCGACGCCCTGGATGCGCGGGCGCGCCGGTTCAAAGCCAAGGCCGGGGATTACATTTTTATGAACCGCGACGGCGGCATGATCAGCCTAGGCACGCCGACTAAGCGGCTGCATGAGATGCTGCCCGGCCGTTTCGCATGGGTTACCCCGCACACGTTCCGCAGGACGGTTGCAACGACTCTTGAGCGTGAGCTAGGGATAGAGGCGGCGCAGGCGCAGCTCGGGCACGCATCTGCATCCACGACGCAAATTTATGTGGCCCGCCGGACTATGGCTATCTACGGTGGGGCGCTTGAAAAATTGGGTGGTAAATTGGGAGGTCACGAGAAACTCACGGAAAACAAAATGCATTCTAGTGAATTGCCGGAGGGGCAAAATGACCCGGTTGAGCGCTTGATAGCTGAGCTTGAGGGGGTTGCCGTGAATCCTAGTGAATCCCAGTGAATAGGCTCATTAGATATGTAGGAAATATCTATATAAACCCCGGAATCCCGGGGGTTTTCTTTATACTTGGGTGCCTAGTCACGGTTTATTCACGTTTTTGCCTTGTTTTTCTCCCGGTTTTGGCTTGAACTGATTCTATGCAGTTCGTATAGTATTGAGTGAGGGGGTACCCCCGAGAGCCAAGACACAAAAAGATGGAGACAGCCAGAATGAAACCCGCAGCAGCATATATGATCGTCACCGAGCTATGGAGCGATGGTGTGAACCGCACCCGCCCGGGTGAAGGGAGATTCGCGGGCTACCGCACAATGGTGTACACGCCTAAGGCTGTAGGGCACACCACGCGGCTAGGCAAAATCATTTCACGCTCATACGGGCGATGGGATGCTACCGTGTCCGCAGCTGATGCGGTAGCGGCGCACGGTGAGAACCTGAGCGCCCTGGTTGGTTCACGTGGCCGCTATGCGGTTGATGCTCTTGATGCTGAGGTGGCGCGTGAGATTACCGGTGATGCGGTGGGCGGGTACGCTATCAGCCTCAAGTGATTAGTTTCACTCGTAATAACTTGTATACGGACTATACACCCTGTATAGTATTAGATGTAGGGGAAACCACCCCACAGGAAACAACAACCAAAGGAGCCGTAAAATGGCACGCAACAACAACTCCACAGAAGCACAGCGCCGGTACATCGAATCCCTCGCTAAAAACCTCACCGACGAGCAGTTTAGCCAGGCAATCCGCAAAACCGGGTCAGCCTCAGACAAAGCCCATGATCACCGGGCAACCCGCAACCAGCGGCTGAGCCACCTCACCAAGGCATACGCCTCTACCCTCATTGAACTGCTCAAGGATGATGAATACGTAAATTCTCTCATCGCTACCGATGAGCATGAAGACGAAGAGAGCCAGCAAATGCAGGACTTCACCGCCCGCTTCGAAGAAGGCGTGAGCTATGAAGACGCAAAAAATACCCTCAGGGAATACCTCAACGCTGGGGCTAAAGCAATGATCGAGTGGGAACTAGAGGGACAAACCTATATTGCCAAACTCTTAGTGTCATGGCCCGAAGACATGGAGGACTTCGACAGTATCGGTTTCGTCTTCGGAAACCAAGACCTCGACGATATGTCAGCATTCGATGACGGGAAAAACGGTGACCGTGCGGACGAATCAGAACCGTATGAGCGGTGCGAGGATGAGCTGTTAGACCGTTTCGGCCTCACTCGCGAAGACATTGTACGTATTCAGATACCTTGGTAGATATAAAAACCAGCTCAACCCAACGCCCCGCCCACCACGGGCGGGGCACCCAGAAAAAGGAACAGAACAATGGAAAAACAGTACGTCGCCCGCGTAATCGAAAACGGGAAAACCACCGCAGAACGCACCGGCACCCTGCAAGAGCTGGCAGACTGGGCATATAGCGACGACATCGGAGAGTACTCACGCTACATTGAAGAGTTTGAACTGCTTAGCACACCCGGCGGCGCCTATGAATGGTTCATCGACCTCCCCGAGGTACAACAACATGTACGTGAAAAGCTAAGCTCACACGAGCTAGAAACCTGGTGGGACGACGACGAAGGAACATATGTAGTGCTGCACACCGAGCCGATGCCGCTAACCCCTGAAGGGGTAGCCGCCTACATTGGCCGCAGCGAAGAAAGCGTGAGCCACCACGGCAACCAATGGTGGGTAGAAGTCAAACCAGCCGAATAGAAAAAGGAGGGGCGCCGCCCTTAAATCTCGCGCGGCGGCGCCCCTACCCGCATACCAAGCGGGAAACAACAACTTATGAAGATAAGTATAGAGAGGATAAAGAGGAATGACAAAGAAGCCTAGCTACCTCGGCCCCAGTGACGTTGCGCGGCGCCTCGGCGTAACCCGCGACGCAGTATACAAGCTGCTGGCTGTGCACCCTTTGGATAATGACGCATGGGGTGCGAACGGCACCCCCCTATGGCTGCCCGAGACAATCGACGCCTGGCGCGCGAAACACCCCAAGCCACGCGGGCCGTACAAGAAAAAGAGCACCGAGAATGCGTAACAGCGCATCATACGGCGCGCGTGATATGCCCGCCATTAAAAAGGAGCTAATCGGGCACCTTGAGACGGCGATCAGCACATGCACACAAGGGGTATGGCATATAGCCAAATACCGGACACACCGTGCAGGCATAGAAGACGGCGCTCTATGGTGGGTACACAAGGGTATGACCGAAACTGTCATAGACACGGCACCCGAGTTCCTGCTGCACTATATGCCCCACATGGAGCATATGCCATCGGACGCCGGGGTAATCGTATGGGACGGCGGGACAGACCAGGTAGCCCCGTGGGGTGACGCGCCCGACAGCATCAGTGACGCATCGCCGTTCATGGTATCCACCCCCGCGACCATCCAAATTGTGGGTGCCGCATGGGTACGCGAAGACCTATACATGCTGCTAGGCACCTCACGCGGGCGCATATGGCGCGAGGTGGAAGGCAACACGGGCCTGTACGCCCGGCTATCCCGGCTGCTAGTCACAACCTGGGCGGTAGCGCGTGAACCCTCAATCGGTGATGTACGCCCGTACCGGCCGGGCACCCAAGGGGCCGCAGCAACCGGTGCGGCGCGTGACACGCGGGCTATCAACGCAGTGTACGTGCGTGAACGCCCCCACGGTAACGGGGCGGGAGGGTCACGGCGCGGCATGGGCCACCGTGTAGAAGTGCGCGGGTACTGGCGAATGCAGCACTACGGGCCGGGCAACCAGCGTATACGCCCCGTTTTTGTTGCGGCGCATATGCGCGGCCCGGACGGCGCCCCGGTAGAATCCCGCCCATCGGTACACATCGTAAAAGAATGACCCGCCCCGTAGGGCGCAGGAACAACAGCAAAGGAAACAAGAATGTGGGAATCACCCATTAGGCAGCTACCCCTAAAAGTAGAGAAAGAAGAAGTCGGTGAAGACCTTTTCATGTACGGGCGCGTTGATAAATCGCAGCTCACAGCGCAAGAGCTGTGTGAACACGCCGTATACATAGAGGGAATGAACCAGGACGCTATCAGCCTTTATGTGAACATCACCGGGCTATCAGAAGATGCAGCGGTGCAGAAATACCTTGAAGCGCTAGCCAAGGTGAGGGCCGAGCGATCAGACCGCGAAGGGTGGGGCGAATGAGCACGCCCATTGTGTACACCCCCGCGCATAGCATCATGCCCCTAATCGCGGCGCTACCCGCCCCAGAAGCGCTACCCGCGCAGACGGATAGCATGACCGGATGGGTGCTCACCCACTACACGGCATAAAAAATGAGAGCGGCCCCGCCCACCCCCAAAGAACAGGGGTGCGGGCGGGGCCATAATCACACTACCGGCTAGGCGCTCTCCGCGTGGCGCGGCTCGTAAGTCTCACGCGGAATCTCAAAATCATTCACCGGGGCAGCCGGGTAATTAGTCTCACCCTGCGCCCCCGCGCTCTTAGGGTCTACACCGGTCACCCCACGGGCGGCCGCCTCCATCAACCCCTCAAAGGTCGGCTTCTCGCCACGGATCAAAAACCCGCCGATGATAGTACCCACCGTAGAAATCAGGATAAACACCGCATTCGACACATCAGCAGGCAGCTCAATACCGTAGCGGCTAAGAATGTAGCCGGTAATGACGGTGAGGCTACCGGCGACGGCGGTACCTACACCTGCGGCCGCAGTGACGGGGCCAACTTTACGCTTTGCATCCATAATATTTTTACTCTCCTACCTTGTTGTTAGTCTGGGCTTCGATAAGCTGCTTCAACAGCACGTTAGTCTCGCGCTGCGCCTCCAAATTCTCACGGAGCAGCTTATATGCGGAACCCTCAAACTTTACGTTCGGGATGCCCGGCGTCCAGGTGTCCTTCAGCTCCTGGGTCTGGCGGCTCACATTCTGTAGAGCCATCCAGTTAGCGCCGTGATGGCGCACGTGCTCGATACCGGGTGCCCAGCTGTCCCGCAGCTCGCTAATAGCGTCAGCCATGCTTTTATCGTCCTTTCCCTTGGGTTGGGTCGCCTTCTCGGCAACCTTAGTGATAGCAGTCTTACCGCCCTTTTTCAACTCATAGATTTGCAGGGCGCGCGCCGCAACCTCGCCCTTACGGTAGGTGCCGCAGCACTCCGTAGCGAACCAGTCACGGTGCTCCGTAACGAGCAGGATTTGATCGTACATAGTCCAAATATCGGCGACTCGCTCACAGACTGTCTCGAAATCGCCCGCAGACATGCGCGGGTTGCATTCCAGGGTGATTGACTGCGCGTTGCCTTTGGCGTTGCCGTTCGCCCACGCGGCGTTTGAGTGGTCTACGAGGCACGCCACAACGCCATCTGAGATGACCTCGTGCGCGCTAGTCTGCGTGCTGTTTAGCTCGCAGAAGAAGCGCACGACGCTCTCGAATGTCTGCTGCCATTCTGGGCGGCCCCACCAGTGCAGGGTGATGTTGGTTATGATGCGCGGGAATCCGAATGCGGATGTGACTAGCGCGTTTGGTGTGAAACGCAGTGCGTTGTACTGCGTTAGGAATTTGTAGGCCATAGCCCCCACCTCCTTTTGTGTGATAGTTCACTTGGTTTTATTGGTGTCTTGGCTTGTATCCAAACTATACAAGGCGTATAGTATTAGATATAGGGAACGAAAGGAAAACCAAAATGGAAATCACCAACCGCCAAGGCACCTACTACGAAGAAACCGAAATCATGAACATCTTCGAAGCCCACGAAAACGGCCAACTAATCGGCGAAATGTACCTAGACATCAACACCGGACAAATCATGCAAATAGAGGTAAACGAAAACCGACGCGGCGAAGGAATCGCCCGCGCAATCTACGAACACGCATGCAGCATCACCGACGTATACCATGCACCCGATGAACACTGCACCCGCGAAGGACTAGCATTCAAAAACGCGGTAGGCGGCGAAGAAATCGACCCCGAAACCGCATACCAGCCCTAACCCTGGCGCGCCTCCAAAGACCGCACCCGAGCATCCACGGCGTCAGCCAGCTCACGCGCATGCCGTATATCACCACGGATGCCGCCAATATCCTTGCGCATATCAGCATGTTCAGACAGGCCAAGGTTCAACATGGCCGCCGTCTTCTCCTGCTCCTTGCGAATCTCCGCAAGCTGCGTGATAACATCGGCAATACCCTTAGCGGTCGCCGCCTGGTTCCGGTCAATATCATCACGCAGATTCGTCTGATGATGGTTCTTCACCTGGTGCTCAACACGGTGCAGCCCCGCCCGCACATCCTTAAGCTTCACGGCAGCCCATGACACGAAAGCGGCCGCCGAAAGAGTGGCAGCCGCCTTGAGAACGTCCATGAGCGCAACCCAGAAATCGGGTGGAATGTTAGTGCCCATCATCACCCCTCATACGCTGTCCCTGGGATCACTGCTGCCCATCCTTGGCAGGCTCAGGCTCCACATCACTATGCACGACGTGGTAACCGCGATCAGCAGCAGTATCAGACACGGGCGGAGCCGTATTACCTGGCTTAGCTTCCACGAGCCAGAAAGGCCCCTCATATTTACTCATTATTTCTCCTCAAAAAATCCGACAATGTTCAGGATGTAGCGCCCTGGGGTGCTTATCCTGTCAGTCTGTACCTGACGGCTACCTTTTTCTATCCAAATGCCGCCGCCACCTGGTGTTACTGACTGCATCTCAACCAGAGATGATGCCACCGGCCCCGTGTCAGGGATGGAGAACAGGGATCCGCTCGGAATTTTCCCGGCCTGTATTGTGAAATCCAAATGCACTATCCCTAGCCCCGTATTTGGGTCAAACTCTAGGAAATGACGCAATAGTGCATTATTGCCATTGCCGTTCACGTTTGTCGTGTCCCTTGCCTCCCACGTCAGACCGTACCGCTTACGAGGCTTCATCACAGCCCCGCCACCGCCGCCGCCTTGCGGGCGTGCTTCCAGGGCCTCTACCCGGCGGGCAAGCGCATCAGCCCTAGAAACAAGAGAAGATAAATCAGTAGAAGGCAAGGTTACCGTACCCCCATCAGGTGAGAGCGTAAGCTCACTACCAGCGATAGAAAGCTTCTGCGGCACCCCTACCCCGTCCGCGCCCTTCGGCCCAGGGTCGCCTTTCGGCCCCTGCAACCCAGCACCAGCCTTACGGGTAGTGAAAAACACCGTATCCACCTGGATAAAAACGTTATCGCCCTGCGGGGATCGCCACCGCACCGGCCCAGTCTCAGACCCGGCCGGGCCTGCAACATCCTTAGCTGCGCACCCAGTAATCGTGAGGCCCTTGAACCAAGTTTCAATGTAGAAGGCCCAGCGTGCGCCGGTGCCGCGCCCCCCAACCTTCTGCGAAATGCAGCCGGTAATAATAGTGCCGTCAGCCCCGCCGTTCGCAATATAGAAATCGGCGGCTTCACCCTCACGGGCAGACCCGTGAACCGTGTCGCGGTAAGAGGACGATTCGGCGCGGCAATTCGTGAGCTGATTCTGCCCCCAATAAATAAGGAACCCGTGCCCGCCGTTCTCTTGCGCCAAACAGCCCGTGAAGATGCATTTAGTTCCCTTGATGAACCAGCCCGATCCGTCTTTCTGCGTGGCCCGGTTCTCACCCTGCGGAGCGCCAGCAGTAATATCAGTGCCATCAGCCGAAGCCACAGGCAGGGCGTATATCTGCTGCCACGAAGCGGCGCGGTGCGTAAACCAGACGCGGCAATGAACAAACGTGCACTGCGATGTATAAACCTCAACACCGGAGTAACCGCCCTGGGACTGGTTCGCGCCGCCGACATTCAGCCCGAAGAACTGGTTATCGGCGCCGCCGTTCCCGCCCGCAACCTTCGCCACCAGCTCGGGGTGCCCATCAGGTTTACCCACAACAAGCCCGGCCTGCAGCGTGTTCCTAATCTTGAGGTTCCACACGTCCATTGCCTGATCATCACGACCGATAATCGCGGCCCCCGTCTCCATGTCCCAGACCTTCACGTTATTCATGGTCGGTGCGGCGTCCGGCTCCGCAGGGGAATCCCCAAGGTCGGTGTTGAGTAGCACGCCGCATAGGTTCGGTATGGCCGACTGGTGGTTACGGCCCGTCCGGTGAGCGCGAATCCACACACTAGACACACCGAAATGAATAAGGTCGGGGTCTAAGGCACGCTCATTCCAAGTACCAGTATGGAAAACCCCGGTCTTCTCAGTGATAGGCGTACCGTCTGTTGCTAGGATTTGGGTGCCGTCACCGTCACCAATAACCTGCACAAAACCCTTGAGCTTGATAAACGGGTATGATACTAAATATTTACCGGCGGGGATGCGTACAG